TCAGAATGCCATGTGTGTTTGTCCACCGGATTTCGGGTGGGGCGGTGCGGCTGTTATCAGTGCGGGCTTATTAATCGATCTGACAAATGTCTCATGCGTTACGAACGTGTGGCCGCATTCCACGTTCTGGCACTGGTTGTAACGCTCTTTCGTTTGGGTGGACACCTGAAACGAAGAGCGGGTGTGCGCGGCACTACCGCAGAGCGGGCAGTTCATCATAGCAGGCATCTCCATTTTGCATTTTTGAGAATATTACTCGTTAAACTTGCAAAGTTAAACCGCTTCGTTATTCCATATCCAAATCGGAAATTTTCACTTCCAGTTCTAGCGCTGTGGTAAAGCCGCTGTCATTAATCGTGTTAGTGACAGTTGTGATAATCCAATCGGCGGTATCAATGACCGGTTTGAACCCGGAAACTCTGACGGGCTGCTCTGGGAAAAGCTCTTCGCGACCCATAGCAAGGGTGATAGAAAATGATGCGACACCGCGCTGGATACGCGACCAGTGCTCTTTTGCTGCACGTTCCGCATTGCTCTTGTTGGCGTAAGTACGACTCAGGACCAGGACATTTTCATCACTGCCAACCAGATACTCACCCTGTTTAGCCTCAGGCGTTTTAGTTTTGGCCGTGGTCTTCCTCCGTCGACGGCGCTTAACCTTCACTGTCGGTTTCTTTTTGGCTTCCCTGGTATGAAGCCAGGATGCCACTACGCCCGTATAGGCGCTACGGTCGATAATGCTGAACCGGTGCTGATCACCAGAGTTGCGGGTGATGGTAGCGACCGGCAGTGCCTGACCGCTGGCAGACTTCCCCTGGCCCTGCCGGATGAACATCAGATTCCCGGATTTTACTGCTGCTATTGCCCCGTACATCTTCGCGAGGCGCGCCAGGAATGACCCGTCAGATTCATTTGTCTGGTCGATGTGATCCACTTCCTGTGCCGCCATATCCTTACCCACAGCGACTTTTAGCTTATGCCGGGCGGCTATCTCCTGCATAACCTGGCCTATTGTCGTTTTATGCCAGGATTTCTCCCGTTTGATATTGAGCGTCTGCCGGAAATCGGCACTGCGAGCGCGCACGCTGATGCGGTCCGGCGCTCCGAAGTGCTCGATCTCATCAACGGTAAAATCCCCTTTGACCTCCAGTGCCTGACCTTTCCAGCCCAAGGCCAGTGACAGTACTGCGCCACGAACCGGCATTTCCAGCAGGCCGTCGGCGTCGTCCAGCTCAATGTCCAGCAGGTCGGCTTCAAATCCGCGGTTGTCAGTGTGCGTCAGCGAGATCAGCCGGGGCGAGAGATCGGCGGTAATGTCTTTATTGCTGACCCGTATCCGATAATCTGGCACGACTTCAATTCCGGACAACATTGTCATTTCTGTCATTGCAGAAGACTCCCGACGCTATTTGTTACTGAACTTGCAGCGTTTTTGGCGGCACTTATAGCGTTATCCTTGAGTTCTGAAAGCTGCCCTGACAGGTCCCCGAGCATTTGTGTCAGTGATTCGTCCATCCGGGTTAGCTTGATGGTGAAATCTATTTTGCGCGGCGCACCGCTGCTGACCTGGTCGGTTTCTGTTTTGCCTATTTCGGAAATAACAAACATACCGTAAATCGTCCCGTCACCACGTATCAGCGGCCAGCCGCGCCCGGTTTCTGCCATTTGCTCCAGCACAAGCAAAGACAGCTTGCCACCAGTTACCGACGGCATCAGCACGCCGGACAGTGTGATGCTGTCGGAATCCGGCCCCAGGAATTGCATCGTCGGGCGCTTCCCCACTCGGTTGTTACTGGCGTGCCGCCATTGCTGTTGTTGCTGCAACTGCTGAAAGGGGATTGTTTTCAGCGTGAATACAAAGAACCCCAATACCATCATCATGAGAAATCTCCTGTATCGCTGTATCTGCCGCGACGTGCGGCTGCCTCTCTGCGTTGCGTGTCTTCCAGTTTTCGCAGTACCCGGTCAACCAGGTCATCTGCGTTTTCGCCGGGTAGTTGGTTAATATGGAAAACTGCCTGAACTGGCGCAGGCTGAATGAACCCGTTAGCCTGACTACCACCATGTGCTTGAGTCGCTTCCCGGTATTCACTGGCGGGCAAGCTGAACGGATGCAGCGGTTTAGCGGCGACGGGCTGCGCAAGGCTTCCCATCGCTAACATCGTTGCTGTAGCTAATGCCGCCGCACGGTTTCGCATACCTAATGAATCGTCGGACAGTGACTGCATCATGAGAGGTGCTGCGGTGCGGGTTTCTGCCTGGAGGCGAATTGGGGCCAGCATTCGCGCGGCGGTAAGCTGTGAGGCGTCGCCGTTGTTATAGGCGCTGGCCGCCGCAGCGGCTAATGCTGCTGTTTTGCGACGACTGGTAATATTGGCCGGGCCATTTACCAGCTCCGGGCCATACTCCCCGACGATGCCAACCTGACCAGAGGGAATAAAGCCGCCATTATCGTGCATTGGAATTTCATACGGCTGGTAGGTGTATTTCCCCGGTGTTGCTATCCCGTAATTACTGTAACCGCCAGGCGCTGGAATCGGAGAGGGGCCAGGCCTGGTGCTTTCATCCACTTTTGGCAGATTCGTTGATTTTTCCTGAACAATCCCCAGCTTTTCAAGCAGCCAGCTTATGCCCTCTTTGAGCGTGTCCAGCGGATGCATGACCATATTCAACCCGTCAGCCAGTGCCTGACCAAAAGCCCGGCCCATTGATGCGGCGTTGTTCAGCTCTTCTGCGGTGGATTTAACCGGCGTCAGTAAATCACGGAACCATCCGAATAGCGCCTGAACCTTGTCGCCTATCCACTGAAAGACAGGTCGGACAGGGGCAAATGCCTGTTCAATAGGCGCGGCAGCGGCTTTGAAACCCTCGACGACACCGGAGAGGAAAGCGCTGATTGGCTCCCAGTATTTCCAGACGACCAGCGCCACCGATGCAAGCGCGGCCACAACCAGCCCTATCGGGCTGAGCAGGATTCCTAGCACGGTTGAAATACCCATCAGTGCAATGCGCAATACTGTTATGGGGCCGGACGCCAGCACACTCAGAAGGCGGCCCAGAGAACTCAGCGGGTTGAGAAAAACACCCAGGACGGCAGACAGACCGGACATAGCCCCACGGAAAAGAGAAGCAGGCACGCCCGCAATCGCTGACAGGGCATTTCCGGTAACTCCGGCTGTGGCGCGCAACGCGGTCAGCGGTGCAGTCAGTAACCCGGTGCTACCCGACGCACCACGTAACCCAGTGCGTAACACTTTCAATGGCGCTGATCCCAGCCAGGACAGAATGTTTCCTGTTCGCTGTGCCGTCGCCGAGAGAACCGGCAGGGATTTGATACCGAGAATTTTCAGACTCAGCCGGGCCAGCGCCAGCGGGCCAAGTACGGCAGCAACTGCGATGCCGAACGTACCGAGTACCACAAACAGCGCCGCCACGGCAGCGGTGGCTTTCATGATTGCGCCAGCCAGTTCCGGGTTAGCTTCGATCCATCGTCGGACAGTACCGGTGACGGATTTCATCATTTGCATGATATCCATCAGTGGGCCGCGCAGCGTCTCGCCCAGGCTGCTCATTGTGTTTTGGGTGCCTGCCTTGACCAGCATCCATTGCGCTGAAAGTGAGTCTGCGTTGATGTCAGACTCTTTTTGCATCGACCCTTCGGAGGCTTTCCCTTTGACTAGACCAAGCTGCTTGTACAACTCGTCCATGTTGTTTGCCAGCTTGCCCGCAGCCGTACCGTACTCTTTACCAAATAGCTGCGTCAGCACGTTCATTTGTTTGTCTTCTGGCAACTTCTTAACCATTTCCATCACTTTAATAATCGTGCCCATGGCGTCGACTGTCATCGCTTTTTCTAACTTTTCGGGCTTCAACTTAAGCGCATCCATACCGTCCATAAACCGATTAGACTGCATGCTAGCAATGGACAATTCGCGCACCATGGCGTTTGCGGCTGTTGCAGCCACTTCCGGCGCGGCACCCAGGGTAAGGAACGTGGAACCGAGCGCAGCCGCTTTTCGAAAGTCGAGCTTGTCAGCCACGCCGCCCATGCGCTGCATGACTTCGATGATGTCGGCACCTTTGGACATGGCGTTATCGTCCAGGTAGTTGATCACGTCTCCGAGCTGCTCGATGTTTTTTATCGGAACTTTGTATAGGTTTGCGATTTTTCCGAGGTTTTCTGCCAACTGGTCTGCTGGTAACTCAAACGCGGTTGACGCTTTAGCAGACACCGAGGCGAAATTGAGCAAATCTGTTTTCAGCTCCTCCCACGTTTTGGCATCTTTACCGATCCCCATACGCGCCCCACCTTCAACGAGGGATGCATAGTCAATCGCGCCGTTTTGCATTGGCAGCTTTTCGGCTGCTGCCTTAATTTCCTTCTGCATTTCATAGAATTGCGCGGTGCGATTGCCTTTGTCGTCGCGCAAGCCGTTAACCTGCTTTGCCACTCCTTTCATGGCGTCTTCAAAGCTAGCGTATTCTTTCACAGCGGCGACGACCGGCGCGCCGATCCCCACGCCAGCCGCCGTAGTTGTAGCCGATGCCCCCGCGATGCGGTCCCTGACTTCCAGCGACTTGCTGTACTGGGAACGGGCATTTGATAACCGGCGCTGTTGTTCTCCGGCACGCTTAAGCCGCGTTTCCTGCTCTGCCAGCTCCGTGTTAAGCCTGGCCGTCTGCGTCCTGATTTGTTCCGTCGCCCCCGCTGCGTCTTTTGACGATATCCCCATGCGGTAGAGTTCGGCGCGGAGCGTGCCGAGCTGTTGTGTCTCTTTTTCCTGCTGGGTTTCCAGGCGTGAGACGGCGCGCCATTGGTCATCAACAGCTTTGGTCTGTTTCTTTGTCGGATTCTCCAGCCCGGAGAGTTCGCGCGTCATCATTTGCGCGCGCAGGCGGGCTTTTTCCAGTTCGGTATCAAGGCGACCAATCGACACAGTCAGCGTGCCGATACTGTTTAGTTTTGTTCCGGCGTCGTCGAGAGATTTCAGCGCATCGCGGGACGCTTTGACGGCGGCAGCCAGCTCTTTTGTGCTGGCGCGCGCCTCTTTGAAAGGGCGGGTCAGTTTATCGACCGCGCTTAAAACTACCTGCAACCGGAGATTCTTATCACTCATCTGATGCCCCGCTACGTAAAATCGCCTTATGCCGCCACTCCAGCAACTCGGTGAGTGACATCTCGTCCGTAACGGGTGGCGTCCAGTGAAAGATGGTGGCGATGTCTGCCACCAGGTCTTCTACCGTCAGGCTGTCGGGGAATCGGCAATCACCGATTTCTTCAACAAAAAATAGACCACCTCAACGGACAGAGTGAGCAGATCTGCCGGGTCCATCTGATTGATTTCGGCGGGCGTCAGGGCAGGGGTTGTGACGCGAGGCAATACAACAGTCATTGCGTTTACATCCATATCCATCAATGCCTGTAAACGAGTACCTCGTAATGCGCCCGCCTGGGGTTTGCGGATCACTACGCTTTCGATAAGCTGATTACCGCGTTGGATAGGAGTGTCGAGTTCAACGTTTTTTTCAGTTGAAATAACAGTTACATCAGCAGTTTCGTTTTTCATTTTTTATTCCATTCAGAAAACAGAGAATATGCGGTGCGACTAAGCGCACCGGAATTATCAGAGGCCAAGCGCGCTACGATGCGCTTCCATCAGATCGATGCCATTAACGATTTCGACCATATTCAACACGTCCACCTCATAGCAAACCTCACCGTTAATGGTCAGTTTTGCGTATGTATTGACGCTGGATACCTTCGTCGTGTTGCTTTCGCCGGTTTTCAATTCGCCACCGTCGATCTCTTTATGACGACCACGCACGACTAACTCCACGGCCTGTACTTCGGCGGTATCGTCACGCTGGATGGACCCGGTAAAGCGCAACTGAATACCGTCTGCTGTCGCTGTGCCCATTTGCTTGAATAACAAAGCCTCCATGCCTCCGATAGAAAATTCAGTGTCCAGCGCGCCGTCATCCAGCCCCATGTCGATGTCGACCGCGCCAGGCATACCGCCGCCACGGTATTTCTCAAATTTGCGTGTAAACTTCGGCAGCGTTAACGACTCGACGATCCCCTGCCAGTTGTTGCCGTCGTTGAACAAATTCAGGTGTTTTAACTTGCGAGGTAATGCCATGTGCTTTCTCCTTACGCACTGACCTGGCTTGCGAAATCAACCAGGTACTGATCGGTGATACGCTGGCGCAACATCAGATTTTCCAGCGGCGGGACGGTGGTATAGTCATAGTCAATGGTGAGTTTGCCCGCCTTGAGTGTGTCTTTGTCGTTCACGGACTCATCCAGCCAGGCGTTAGCGCCGATGATGTAGCCCAGGCCCACGAGGCTGCGGAATTTCGCACGAATACCTTCAATGATGTCGCGGGCTAGAGACGGGTTCAGTGGTTTATCCACCGCCCACATATGCGCCTCTGCGATGGTGTCCGCAATCACCTGCGCGGTGCGGGTATAGTTTTCAAAGGCGAAGAGTGGATCATCACTCAGGCAGCGGGAACCCCAGAAGCGATAGCCGTCCTGACGGATCAGCGTGGTGATGTCGTTCTGGTTCAGCAGACCGGCATCCGTCGCCGGGTCCTGTAAATCCCAGAATACATCGGCGCTGATCCCGGTTACTCCGTTTACTGCGACATTGGACAGGCTCTTATGCCAGCCGGTGTCGTTATCGATTTTTGCCCGCATACCGAGTGCGCGGGCGGTAGCGTACGCCGTGGCGTCTGCCTGTGTTACCGTGTCGAAATTGATGAAATCAGGCCAGATCAGCATACCTTCGCGCTGTCCGAAGTTGGCACGGTATGCGATAACCTCCTCGACAGTTTTGCAACCATACGCAGAAAGGTAAGCAAAGCCGCGTAAGCTCTGTGCAACACTCAGCAGCTCTGTTGCAACAGCCTGGGTATCATGACCGGGGACGCCGAGAATACGCGGTTTCACCCCGCATTTGGCCTTTGCTGCCAGTAGCGCTTTCATGCCAGTACGTTTACCTTCGGCGGTCACACCACCGATGATATTCGCCGTGGTCTCGGCTTCGGTTTCACCCTGGGCAACTCGTACTACGACGGTCACGGGTTTGGTCTGATCGGCAATAGCATCCAGCGAGCGTGCCAACGTGCCAGATTCACCCGCTTTACCGCTGGCGGTCAGTACATCGGTGAGAAGTACCGGTGTGTTTAACGGAAATGTTGATGCATCGGCGTCGTCTGCTGTGCAGACCATACCGACAATTGCGGTACTGACTGTTGTAATTGAGCGGGTCCCGTCGTTGATTTCCTCAACGCGGACGCCGTGATGATAATCCTGAGCCATTTAGCGAATCTCCACATGTGGTGTGCTTCGCTATGTTGGAAGGTCCGCCTGAATTGCGCATCTGCGTGGCGTTGTGTCGGCTTTCGTACAATGGGAAACTGCAGCATTGTCATTTTTAGCCGTGGCGGCCAGCGTATCGAGCACCGTCACTTTTGACTATGCTGCAGGATGCGCCGAGCGATAAATGCGCCTATTTCCGTGAGATAAATGGCATCGCTGCGGCGTTTCAATATTTGCAAAAGAATTACAGTCCTACCGCGATGTTATTCCACTGGATATCTGAATGGTGCATCATATGCGGTGACGTACTCATGCAACTCTGGCGGGTATGTCACCGATGCCTTATTCCCCTCAACGGTAAAAGTATCCGCTCCCCAGATAACAGCTTTCCTCAAGAATGCTTCCACTTCCGGTGATACCTCTAATGCATCATCAGGACGATCCTGTTCAGATATATAAAAACCCACCGTCGTCGGGCTGAAATAGTTATTTCCCATAGTTAATACCCTATTGATTCAAAGTGCACAGTCGGAATTTCACCAAGATTTGGCGTCGTATACGCTACGGTAAATCTTGCCCTGGAGACATCAGTGCCTGAGTCGGTATCCCTGTGTGTTGAAATTGATTTTCCGGCCATGGTTGCCTGATTCGAATATGTGTAACTGGCTAATGTAGCTATCGTTGCTATCTGGGCATTAGGAAATAACCTCGGAAAGTTAACTCGATAATAGTGTGTGTAATATGTCACCCCTCCCAGAACCTGCGGGTTGAAGTTGCCTACTGGTGCCAAAGATAAAGTGCCTACTTGTCGAATCATTCCATTAGGGAGAATATCCCAGGCATTTTGCCCGTTTCGTGAAAAGTCAAAAGCTGACATGTCAGGGAGTTGATTTGCACCTGTGCCGACACCTCGTTTTGCAGCATCACCCAGGCCAAGATATGTAAGGAGCGCTGATATGGATTTCCCTGATAATGCGGTGAGGGTATTGTCCAATGGTTGTTTGCCTGCCAGCGCATTTGTAATTGTAGTCGCAAAGTGAGGGTCGTTACCCAGCGCTTCTGCCAGTTCATTCAGTGTGTCGAGCGCTGCTGGTGAACTGTTGACAAGCTGCGCGATGATGGTCCGGACAAATGCAGTGGTGGCAAGCTGGGTACTGTTGTTACTGGACTCTGGCGTCGGTGCTGTCGGGATGCCGGTAAAGGTGGGTGATGCTTTGCGTGCATATTGAGTGTGTGGGTCTGGTGCAGCAATGTGTTTAGACATCAGGTCATCGACATAGACTTTCACTACAATAATCTGGTCATCAACATATTGGCGGGTAGCCAATACTACGGACGGGTCTATTTTCAGTGTCACAGCGTCAGTACTGCTGACGATCAGCACCATGCGTATAACCTGTGTACGGCCTGACCCCTCAGAAAGCACTGGCTTGTATGTTTCCGCGCAGTTAGCAACTGCGATAAGTTCTCCCGCGTCGTCATACAGACCAATTTCACGTATCCAGAAGCCACCCTCATCTTCCGGGATAATCTGCTCTGCAATAATCTGGCTACTGTTCAATGGGTCGATACTCAGTGAGTTAACCACAGCACGACGGCGCTCATTGACCAGTTTTGTCTGTGATGAAGACGGGACCGGTAGAAAACCGCCGCCGTCACCTATCGCCATCTGGGTGATTTTTACCTGTGTCCCCAGCGCTGTAGCCTGCGCAATTTTTACCGCGCCGCGCTCGGTTAACAGTGCGAAATATTTAGACGCCATTTTGTACCCTCATCGTATCGATTGTGTGGATAGCCGCGCCTGTCCATGGCGTACCGCCGACCTGAATTGTTTCCGGCATGTAGGGGTAAACCGTCAACGTTTCGCCGGTGTAGCACCCAACCCCTGTGTTTATTTTCCCCTGGCTTTGCAGATTTATACTCATACCCAGCATGTGCCGGGAGCATGGCTTTGCATCACTGATCAACCGTTCCAGTTCGGCATACGTTTCTTCTGAAATACCCTGCTCCTGAACACCGATATCCAGCCTGAACGTGCCAGGCGGGTCGCCGTTCTGCCACCATTCAATTACTCGGATCAGGAAGCCAAATGGCTGAACCACACGGCGGATAGCGCTGATGGTGCCTTTGTGCTGATGAATATAGAAAGCATCCTGAATAACCTGGCGTTTTAAACTTTCTGACCAGCTCTCATCCCAGCGATCAACCGAAAACGCCCAGGCAAGATAGGGCAAAAAGCTGGCGGGGCAGGCTGCCGGGTTCCACAGATCACGTAACGGGACATCCAGCCCGCTGATACCACTGCATACCTGTGCTAAGCGGCGCTCAAGCGCGCTGGAGCCGGTGGGTAACAAACTGTTATTCATCTGTGCCCCCGCCTGTTACCGACCAGTCTGTACACCATGACGCCTGCGTTTTATCCAGCACCACGTCGGCGGCTGGAAAAGTCAGTTCGACGCGCTGCACTCCCTCAACGTGTAACGCTGCGTAAATTGCTGAACGTCGGATATCGCGCCCCAGTCGCTGCACACTGGCTATATAGCTTTGGAGCCTGGTTTTTGCGGCGGCAATGATGGGTTCAGCTTCTGGCCCAGGGTAGAAGTAAAGCGTGGCTGCAATTTTATAGGGCACGATTTGCGCGGCCTGGACTAAGAGACGATCAGCAACCGGCCTGATAGTCTCGTCATTCAAAGCTGTTGCAACAGCATCGACGAGATCAGCGGGTGGCGTTCCGTCACCATCGCGACCCAGTACGGTTACAACAACCTGCGCAGGTGCTGGGCTTGTTGCTGTTACGTCTGCAACGCGTCCATCGGCGCTACGTGCATGAAACTCGTAAGCTGCGGTTGGTCCGGCAACTGAAAGCCCTTCAAATGCGGATTGCACGCGAGCGCGCAGATCATCATCAGCCTCCATCACTGCATCGACCGGCGGTACTGCCGCTGTATCGGCTGGCGTAACTGTCAATCGTTCAACGTTGAACAGGGCGCCGAGCTGGTCAAGGTCTGTATTCAGTGCATAGGCCAGCATGACCGCCTGTGCCGCTTCGTTGATACGCTGTCGTAAAAGAATTTCACGGTAAGTGTTTTCCTGGAGGATTTTCACCATTGGTTCAGATTCCAGTGCCAACGCTCGTGTAACGGATTCCTGCTCATCTCGCGGATAGAGCGCGATGAGTTCCGCTTTACGCGCAGCCAGCAGGATTTCAAAATCCGGGACGTCGATGATCTCCGGTGCGGGCAACTGCGATAAATCTACTGTGCTCATCAGACCCCCACATCAACACTGACATTCAACGGCGAGCCGTCAGCGCGCCAGCCTGTTAACTCAATAACCATCTTTCCGTCTGCCGTGGTCTCGATAGAAATGCTGCTTAATGTGATGCGTGGCTCCCATCGATTCAGTGCGCTGTAAACTGCCGCATACACACGCAGTCGGTTTGCCGTGTTCTGGGGGGAATCAATGAGGGAAAAAAGTAAGGAGCCATACTCGCGGCGGTTGATGCGTGAACCTACCGGTGTAATGAGAATATCGCGCACAGACTGGCGAATGTGCTCCAGATCGGTGATAGCAGTGCCGCTTTGTTGGTTCATGCCGAGATACATCATGCCGGGCCACCTGTATTTGAACCACCGCTGCTTACTCCCCCGTGTTTATGGGTGTGAACAACGATGCCATTAGATGACATGTTGCCGCCGCTCTGCTCTACCGTGCCGTTAATGCTCGTTTTGGCTGCCGAAATTTTGAGATTTGTTGTTGTTATTTCGATACTGTCGGGGGCGTTAATAACCACACTTGACGCGGCTTTGATTAACCATTGACCCGTCTCAGGCTCATACTCAAGCCAGCCCCCATCAGGAAATGACATCACCATCGCCTCTTCCGATGTGGAAGGGGGAGGCGCGTCGTTGGAATAGATGCCCGGCAACACAAACGCCGTGGTGAGATCGCCGCCAATCGATAGCAAAAGTACCTGCTCGCCAACGGACGGTTTCCACCATGTGCGTGATTTACCCGCTCGCATAGTGAGCCAGTTCAGCCAGGTTGTTTCTAGATCGCCTGTCTGTACGCGGCATAACCATTCATCGGCGTCGACTTCTGTCACAACGCCGGTGCGTACGATATTGAGTAACAGGCGATATAACTCAGCCAGGGAGTTTTCAGAGTTCGGTTTCATAATGATGAGTATTCCAGTAGGCAGCAGGCGCGTTTAGTGCCTGCCGTTGTAGGAAGAACCACACAATTAACGAGAAAGGTGCTCAAGGATCAGATCGGTGATTAGTTCATTTGATACGTCTGAAATGCCAAGCAATTGACGGGTAGGGTAAGTGATTTCCGGGCCTTTTTTGCTTACCCGGTCGCGCAAACCGTAATGGTGGATGCGGGCTATACGACGGGCTTTCGCATCAAATTCAACACCGGCGGTGTTCCCAGTGATTTGAGTTTTCAGGTACCGCGTTGTGCGCATTTTTGAAAACATTTGTCTTTTGATTCGCCCTTTTTTCGCTCGTAGCTGGGGTTTTCTTGGCTCAAATGCGCTGCCGTCAGGGTTTTTCTGCTGTTGGATGTTTTTTTGCTGTTGCTGACGCAGCCGGGTTGCCACATCACGCAGGAGCTTGCGCCGCTGTTGTGCGGTCAACTTTTCCAACAGCGCATTAATCCAGGACTCGACATGGACGATATTATCCATGGTGATGATCCAGCCAGATTTCAGGCTCATCCGGTTCAGTGACTGCGGCAACGGTCGCTATGCCTCCACTTTCCGTAACAATGACACGCTCTGTAAGGGTAAGGTAAATCGCGATATCCACGAGATCATTACGCAGGATATCGACTTCAAAGCGGAAAATTTTTTCCCTGAGTTCCGGGTTATTCAGCGCATCAGGTTGGTGGTTGGACAACCAGTTGCAGACTACTGCCATCACGATATTTTGATCGCCGGCGTAATCAGTTATTACTACGTTTAAGGTGTAGCGATATTCCCAGCCGTTTGCGGGTACACCTGAGCTAACCACCGCTCCTTTATCAACATAAAGTTGCAGTGCATCAGGATTGCTTGCCAGATATTCAATGCCCTGGTTTAACGCCTGCCGCAGTGAATCGGGCTTGTTCATCGGTTTTCTCCTGACAGTCTACAATCATGTCCACTTTCGCAGCGCATAACGCCCAGTCTTTTTCAGCCTGGTCTTTGGCTGCTGCAAGCTCACCATTCGTTGCGGGATCACTGGCCTGTAGTACGCACCGCGTCACTTTCGGACAGGTACTGAAGGTAAGCGTCGGCCCCGACAATTGCCGGTCTGGTGTGCAACCGGATAATGTCAGCAGGCAAAGCAGAGCCAGCCCAGGCGCTATTTTCTGGTTTATCATTGATGACCTTCTTGACGTTGGCTGCGCGAAGATTTGATGCGGATTCGATACCGGATGACTTTTGCTGTAACCCGACCTGGTATGCGTCATTCATACGGTTCAACATATTGGTAGCGATGAGCTGACTGTTTGCACGTGACAAGTCGGCCTCTTTAGTCGCAATTGTTTGCTCTTTTTCGCCAATGGTTTCATGCGCCCGGAGAAGCTGCCAGCCCAAAAAAGCCGACAGCACAAGCAACATCGCCATAAAGCCAATCATGCCGCGTGATAACATCATTGGCCGACTCCCTTAATGCACCAGGCTAACTCACGCGCGCGGCGCTTTTCCAGTCCGGCACTTTTGACACCATCGATATAGACCCAGCGCGGCAATTGATTACAGGCCTGCCACCACTGCTGGCGTTTGAGAAATTCCACCATGGTTGACCGGCAGATTGTTCCGGTCCCGACATTGAAAGACAGACTGACCAGTGAGTCATAGACTGACTGCGGCATTTTGACCGGCGCACAGACAGCCAGACGACGTTCTACCAGCAATACATCAGTCACAAAATTATCGGCGGCCTGACGTTCGCTGACTGTCTGACCGGGCTTAACGCCTGCCGTATGTCCGATCCCGCTGGTCCATACTCCGGCACTGCATTTGTAAGGGGTGAGCTGGCAACCTTCATAATCTGCAATGAGTCGCAAGCCTTCCGGTGAGGTTTGCAGTAACTGATATGAGGGGAGTGTTGCGGCAATTGTCAGGATCACCGCCGCGATACAGCGTTTAACGATTTGCACGCTCGTAGTCCTCCGCAGAGATTTTACCGGCGGCCAGGAGCTGAAAGGTTTTACGGCGGTAATACCAGTAAACAGCGAAGGTACATGCACCGATCAGCATTGCAAAAACAGAACTGAGGTCTTTCACAGAAAAATCGCCCAGCCATGCCAGAAAAACCGCGATTGCATAAGTGATTGCTGCGTTGATGCGTTCTGCGTTCATTCCACTACTCCCACAGCTTGATGGTCTGTGTGACCGTTGATGACGATGCCTGCTCAGGCAATTCAATTTCCAGACCATGCGGCAGCACTGGCCCCATATCGGCAAGGCCGGGGTTCGCGTTTAACACGATTTCCGTCATACCCTGTGTTTTGCCGTAGTAGCGCCAGCAAATGGCATCCACGGTGTCTGATTGCTGTGCCCGGACTTTCATCAAATCAGCTCTACTGTCATATGTGGCAGATCACGAAGCCGCGATAATGCCCAGCGCACGTCACGCCACACATCGCCGAGCGATGTTTCCAGCTCATCAGCCTTTTTGTTTCCTTCACCAGTTGAGTCAAAATCCCGGTAACGCTCGATCAGACTGGCTTTTGCCCAGCCAAAAACGGCGCAGCGGTAAAGCCGGACCCGTTCGCTTTCACCGTCGATCTTCTCGGCGGGAACCTGTTCCAGTGTCTCCAGTCCGCGTGCCATCTGTTTTTCGCGGAATGTGTACAGCTCGGCGTTGACCTCTGAAATTGCCGTCAACAGCGCAGAACGAAGCCGCTCAGGCGTAACTGTGCCGTCTGTTCTCATAGACGCCCGGTAATCTGCGGGTCGTATTTCAGGCCAAAAGAAGGTGTTTTTGATAACGTCCTGCGCGCTCTCTTTCGCCGGTTCTGGCGAAACGAATTTCATGTTCATTGTTTTCCCCGATAGTTGGGCGGTGGACGGGGTTTTGATGCGGCTGAAAGCCTGTCTCCACCCCGTGCCGCCCCGCGCGTGGGCACGATTCATTAACCCGTCACGGCTTTACGTAAACGGGCCTCAAGTTGTTTGATGTCAGTTTTTACGCCGATGTTGTTATCCAGTTGAACAGCCCGTTTGAGGTAATTCAGTGAAGCGACAGCCTGATCGTTGGCCCGTAAGGCATAGCCCATTGCTTTAAAAAGACGTGCGCGGGACTGGTCAGGCATATCTTCGTCATCAACCAGGTCAACAACCTGTGTCAGAATGGCAGCGCTGAATTCTTCATCTGCTGTGAAAGCGCGCATAGCAACGTCAGAGAATTCTTCGGCAATGGCGGTTCCGGTTGTTCGGTTGAAACGGTCCGGCATCACCCAGCCGTGCTTTACAGCGTGACGGGCGATATCGAGTGCGCCGGTATAATCCCCGGCGTCGATACGCCAGATCATAATGAACATCGCGACATCGTCCTGATTCGCTGAGTTTGCCTCAAGTAACCCGGCCACCCAGGCGGCATAGGCAGGAAGAAACTCACGTTTCAGTGCGGCTTTGCGTTCATTAGACTGCACGCCTTTAAGGCGCCGGCGATGCTCGGAGAGCTGCAATAACATCCGGTTATAGCCAGACAATGCCGCGGTGGCATTGCCGCCCTGTCGGGCGGCCTCCTGTGCCTGGATATACTGCGTATGCGTTCGAAACGGATTCATCGTTACGCCCCGGAACCCGCATTACCTGTCGATGCCTGACCGCTCAATACACCCTGAACCGCAGCAGAAACGATTTCCTGGATGTTTTCAGTTGTCAGCGGTACGCCGGAATTACCGTCGGCTTGTTCGGCCAGCATTTCGATATTCTCAATCAGGCACGCGCAGTCATAATCTTCAACAACATAGGCTTCATTGATGGATTCGAAATTCTCCACACGGTCACGTTTTGGATTATCGATAACCGAGCGACGGCGGGTTTCGGACTGCCAGTAAATGGAGAGGTTATCAAGGCGGGTGATCAGCATGGCATTGGCCGGGAAGAACGGCACCCGGACCGCAGGCAGATTGCCGATACGCTTCTGGCTGATAATAAGATCTGCTGCGAGTGATTCACTGTTAGGCTGGTCGCGGTTGACGATCGGGAAATATTTGTCAGCCAGCAGAGCGCGACCACAAATCACGACCAGTTCAGTATCTTCCTGATACCATGCAGCAATTTTTTCATTAACCGCACCCATTACCAACGCGTCGAGATTTTTGAAATCGCCTGCTTTGCCAACACGGATAACCTGTGAAATCACCTGGCCATCTTCACCGATAACTTTATCCAGTACCTGAACGGGTTTTTCCTGGCGAATTTTTTCAAGCCAGCCGATATTCACGTCCTGGAGTAAAGGATTCGCCACACGGTCAGAGGTTTTTTCACGCTTCACACCATTGAAACCGATCATGATGCGGTCAAGCGCCTGGCGCTGGATGATAGCGTCGCGGATGCGGGTCTGAAAATCCTGAAACTTAGCCCACAAATCCAGCTTCTGATACGGCAGGGCGGTATCAAAGTTGGTCTGTGTGCATTTGTAACCTTCGCCGTCAATGTAGGTTGGGTCGGTAGGCTCGCGGTCTTTCTGGGTGGTGTCAGTTGTTCCCGCGATAGTTGCGCCGATGCCGAGACCGAGACGTTCTCCGGATTGCTCATCCACTGGGATAATATTGATTTTTTGCAAGAAGCTGGAAGATTCCTGAATTTTGGTTTCCAGCGTCTGTGCCACTGATGGCGCGGCAGTGTATTTTTTCGCGACATCGTCGGCAGTAATACCATTCAGCTCTGCTAACTGCGTCAGATAGCCATTGAATTTAAAGCGGGTTTCTTTTTTCATTACGCTGTTGCTCCGTCAGCAGTTGGTCAGGTTTTCGTTGTGATTGCCGCTACCCGTTGCCTGCGGGCGAAAATCGCTTCGACTGTCCTGAATGGAAAGCTGGGTTTTCAGTTCGGTAAATTCTTTTGATAGCGTTTCAAGCTGCCGGGCATAGCCGATCTGTTTTTCACTTAGTGAGGTCACGCTTTCTGAAAGCGTCTGATGCTCCAACGCAACGACTTCAACTGCCTGGTGCACATCAGAAAAACGTTTATCGTCACTGGTCGTTTTTGCAGAAAACAGGCTTTTGATACGTTCCAGAATGCTGACTGAGTCGGTTACATCCTCAAACTCGATCACAGTTTCTTCTGCTGCGGTGAAGAGATTCCCTGTGTCGAGTTTGCGACGCGCCAGTGGGTTTACCGGTGCTGTTGCGCTGAACTGCAACATTTCCGTACCAAGACTTGCAGGATCATCAGTGACAGCCAGGCCAACCAGATAGGCTTTTCCGCTATCGGCGAAAGCAGGGTTTACCTCCATGGAGGTGAAAAGCTTTTGCCATTTGTCCGTGAGCGCTACGAGGTCATCTGTCGGAGATAACCATGCATAAAGCGCCATTTTCCCTTTCAGCGTACCTTCGGAAATTTCAGCAGCTTCGAGCTTGTCCACTTTCCCGTAGCGGCGAAATGGACTATCAGCGGTATAACCTTTGATGTGCTCCATATTGACCAGGGCGGTATATACCGTCGGGTCATAGGTTTCAGCCATCTGCGTTAACCAGTCGCGCTCAATAGTGCGCCCGTCAGTCGTGGCACCTTCTACCCCGACACGAAAACGCTTTGATTTTTTTGCCATCTCTCCGGCTCCGGTTGTTTCGTAACATGTTCAGAGCCTTATGTTTGCGGCGATGGGGCGTGATAAACAACGCGGGGCCATTGTGGGGAAAATGGCACAACTTAGCAGAGAGGTTAAGGAGAGCAGCGGGCCGTAGTCTTGCGGCATGAACCCGACACTAATCAATCCCGATCTCGACCCGCGAAAACAGGCCATGTTCCTGTATTTCAGCGGCATACGCATAGCCCGCATTGCTGAAATGCTGGGCGAGAAAGCCGCAACTGTTCACAGTTGGAAAAAGCGTGACAAATGGGCCGAGATCGGCCCGCTTGAACAAATGCAGCTCACAACGGCAGCGCGCTATTGCCAGTTGGTTATGAAGCAGCAGAAGGAGGGGCGCGACTACAAAGAGATTGATCTGCTTTCGCGACAGGCAGTACAGCAGGCAAGGATCGGGAAATTCAATAACGGCGGTAATGAAGCCGATCTGAATCCCAAAGTTGCCAACCGTAATAGCGGGCCGCGCAAAGCACCTGAGAAAAATGTCTTTACTGACGAGCAGATCGAACAACTCCATGAGATTTTCCAGGCTGGGATGTTCGAATACCAGAAGCACTGGTGGCGAGCTGGCGTTGAAAACCGTATCCGCAATCTGCTGAAATCCCGCCAGATAGGGGCGACTTACTATTTTGCTCGTGAGGCGTTAATTGACGCACTTACAACCGGGCGAAACCAGATTTTCCTTTCAGCAAGCAAGGCTCAGGCGCACGTCTTCAAACAGTACATTATTGAGTTTGCCAGAGAGGTTGATGTTGACCTGAAAGGCGACCCAATGACACTGCCCAATGGCGCGACATTGTATTTCCTTGGCACTAATGCCCGCACCGCGCAGAGTTATCACGGCAACCTTTACCTTGATGAATACTTCTGGATACCTAAATTTCAGGAGCTGCGTAAAGTCGCATCGGGTATGGCGCTACATAAAAAATGGCGTCAGACCTATTTTTCAACCCCTTCCAGCCTGACGCACAGCGCTTATCCGTTCTGGTCCGGTGCGTTGTTCAACAAGGGCCGCCCTAAAGCGGACCGCGTCGAATTTGACCTTTCACATACCCATCTTGCGGCTGGCGTTCGTTGCCCGGACGGGCAATATCGCCAGATTGTGACGATAGAGGATGCCGTAAACGGCGGATGTAACCTTTTTGACCTCGATCAGCTACGGCTTGAATACAGCCCGGATGAGTATGAAAACCTGCTGATGTGCCAGTTTGTGGATGACCTGGCATCTGTATTCCCGCTGGCAATGATGCAGGGATGCATGGTCGATAGCTGGGATGTCTGGGACGATTTCGAACCGCTGTTGATCCGCCCGTTTGGCTGGAAGCAGGTATGGATTGGTTACGACCCAGCGAAGGGGACGACAAATGGGGATAGCGCAGGATGCGTGGTCATTGCGCCGCCTGATGTTCCTGGCGGTAAATTTCGAATTCTTGAACGTCATCAGTGGCGCGGAATGGATTTCCGGGCGCAGGCCGCAGCCATACAAGAGATCACCAGGCGCTATAACGTGACCTACATCGGTATCGACTCTACCGGCGTGGGTGATGGTGTTTACAAAACAGTGAAGCAGTTTTTCCCGGCGGCCCGCGAATTTATTTATAACCCCAACGTGAAAAATGCCTTGGTGCTTAAAGCCTGGGACATTGTTAACGCCCGGCGCCTGGAGTTTGACGCGGGCCTTACCGACATTGCGCAGTCATTTATGGCAATTCGCCGAGCTACTACCGCCAGCGGCAACCGCCCAACCTATGAAGCATCACGCAGCGAAGAGGCCAGCCACGCCGATTTAGCATGGGCGACGATGCACGCACTCTTTAACGAACCGCTGGAAGGGACCACCGCCAGCAACCAAAATATTGTGGAGATTTTCTGATGGGTAAACGTCATTACAGAAAAAAAAGCGCACCGCGCCAACCCGAAATGACTATGGCCAACACTTCCAGTTCTGCCCATGCAGAGGCATTTTCGTTCGGCGATCCGGTTCCGGTGCTCGACCGGCGTGAACTATTTGACTATTTGGAATGTGTTCAGGTTGACCGCTGGTACGAACCGCCGATCAGTATGGATGGCCTGGCCAGGACTTACCGGGCGGCAGTTCATCACAGTAGCGCCATCCAGGTTAAGTGCAACATTCTTACCAGTACGTTTATACCGCACCGATTCCTGTCACAGCAGGCATTTTCACGCTTTGCTCTCGATTTTTTGACGTTCGGTAATGCTTACCTCGAACAACGTGTAAATCGTCTGGGGCAGACGTTAAGCCTGCAACCGGCACTGGCGAAATATACCCGACGCGGTGTTGACCCCGACCAATATTGGTTTGCGCAATATGGGTACAACAAAGAACCATACCCATTTGAGCGGGGCAGGGTATTTCACCTCATGGAGCCTGATTTAAATCAGGAGCTGTACGGTCTGCCGCAGTATCTGTCTGCTATCCCGTCGGCATTACTGAATGAGTCTGCCACGCTGTTTCGTCGTAAATACTATCTGAACGGTAGCCATGCGGGTTTCATCATGTATATGAGCGATCCAGCGGCAAATCAGGAGGATGTCGACAACATCCGAGAGGCACTTAAGAAATCAAAGGGGCCGGGTAACTTCCGCAACCTCTTCATGTATAGCCCGAACGGCAAGAAGGATGGAATTCAGATTATCCCTTTGAGTGAAGTCGCGGCGAAGGATGAATTTCTGAATATCAAAAACGTGTCGCGTGATGATATGTTGGCTGCTCATCGGGTGCCGCCGCAATTGATGGGGATTATCCCAACAAATACGGGAGGGTTTGGGGATATAGAAAAAGCGTCGAAGGTTTTTGTCGTGAATGAGTTAATTACACTACAAAAGAAAATTATGGCTTTGAACGGTTGGTTAGGCGAAATTGTGATAAATTTTAAAGAATATAACCTCGAAGGTAATTGATGCTTTGATTAAAAAGGCAAAGTTTTTCCAACCTTGCCTTTTTAATTTATCCAAAAAAAGAGTTGACTTGAACTATTTTTACACCTTCAAAAATATCATCAGGAATGGAGCACGTAAGATCGTCCTTTAATTTTTCTAAGATTCTGGCTATGTCTTCTTTTTTATCCTCTTCTAAATCAATGCTGGAAGGTGCTACAACAATAATAAATTTTCCTTTTTCAACAATTAACCATTCAGGTACATTTTTAAAAATTCTAGGGATTTTTCTTAATATGATTAAAGATTCGAGATATTTTTGCTTTAATTCGTGTCCAATTTCCCTATGCAATTTTCTTATTGCTCTTGTTCTATCATTTTTATTTAAATTACATTCCTTAAGATTCCGAACGCGCTCCATTATACATAAATGTTGACGTGCTAGATCACTGAACTCAACAAGGTATAAAATATTTTCGTCGCCGTGAAAATAGTCTACTGATTTTAAGTTTGGGTAACAACATGATAATTTGATGCCGTTTTTATCAACTCTGTAGCCCTGTTTGTTTGGTTTTATATCAATGTCACCAAATTCATGATCCATAGGCTCAAAATAAGCGTCAATATCAATAGATGGATTCATTTAGATATCTCCATCTAAAAACATTTCATAAAAAGATTTATTTAAATCCTTTTTGATTGCTGCGATTCTTTTCAATGGACTATTAGAAGCTGAAACTGAATCACCTTCATTAGTTAGCTGATTAATACCAAAATGATCCATAGAAACTAAATGGCTATTGTCATCCATAATATTTTCAATGCACTTCATCATATCGATGCTATGACTAGCAATTACAACATTAATTCCATTTTTACTTAGAGTGAAAAGGGTTTCAACCATCACTTTTTGCCAAGATGGATGTAAGTTAACCTCAGGTTCATCAATAAATAAATAGCTGCCTTTAGATATTACACCTCGCTCAAGTAGAAGTGAAATCAAACCTAAATTAGTTATTCCTAATGCCGTTGAATGAAGATTGACAGAACGCGGGCTATTTTTTTCTTTAAAAAGAATCTCCCCAGATGGAGAAATAGTTAAATCACCTCCGATTGCCTTCTTGATATCTTTTGTAAATGGAGAATCAAAAAAAGATTTCTCATCTTTGGCTTTCGTAGTTAAGAGATCTAAAAGATCATAAAAATGTTTAGGTACACCCGAAAGTAACTCATTTTTTTGTCGAGCAAGTATTTGAAAATATTTTTGCCTGGTTCTAAGCAAATCTAATGAATCTTTGAGCTTCCAGTAAATAGGCGACTCGAGATATACAACATTATATAACTGCTGAAATTCATCAATACTATTACTGGCAATCTTAAAGTTCACTCGTTCATTATTTATATGAACAGCTCCGAGAGTATCAAAGTCAAAACATATTTCTTCATCGTTTTTAGCATTGAAATTCTTTAGATCGGCAAGTTTAGAAACTTTAAAGTTTTCTTTAAGTTCATTGATGAAACCTTTTTCAATTTCAGCGCCCAAATATGAATTTGGCTTTTCAACCAAACTTCTGATCGTCTTGAAATGTACTTTAATCGAGTCAAATTCACCTGAAACTTTTCTAAACTTCGCTTTTCCTTTAATAGAATGCTCTAGTTCTAAAAAGAGATCTTGTGCTTTTTTTGACGCAGCATCAAGCAATGGCATTCCTGAGATTTGCTTAGTTAAGGTATTAGTCCTAAACTCGCTATCGACAACTCTCTCCATGTTTTCTACTGCAGCTAATAATGCAAATATTAGCTCGTGTTCGTATTGACTTGGTCGAGATAAATTATAAGTTAAAGCGGAACATAATGATTTAATAAAAGTGAGGCTGGTAAATGCCAAAGAGGTAACATGATCATTATTTATGGTGTTAAAAAAACTATAAAGTGCTTTAGTAACAAAGCTTTTACCTGATGAGTTTGGACCAGCAATAATAGTAAAAGGTCTTATATTGACCCTTGCATTTTTTATTTTCCCAAAATTTTTAATATCAATATCAAATTGCATGGCTTTATCCATTAGTCCTGTTTGTTCTCAGTCTACATCAGTTGTTGCTTTAAGTCATTTTTTTTGCTAAGTGAGAGGGGAGCTTGAGATACTGGCTGAATTACTACGATATCCTTTTTTTTTGTATTAAGAATCAATTGGTTGCCTGTTTTTTTCATAGATACTATAGCACTATCGCAAAAATCGTGCCCATTTCAAGTACATAACCTTAGTGGCTTTAGGAAAAGGTAATGGAACTACACGTCCAATCAATTTTCCTGATAAAAAACCTCCTTTAATGCTTATAGACTTCTTTGCTTCATGATGCTTACCATAAAGACACTTCCACTTGCTGTCGTGTGCTTAAAGTGCGCTCGTAGCCCCGCCACGCCCGCCCGCTTTATGCATGGTTTTTCATGCATGTGCATGGATAACGACAAAGCCCGCCAGTACTGGCGGGCCAGAGGATAAACGATCCTTTTCCGATCATTCATTTTCATGCAGCATAGTCATGCACGACATGCGAGAGTCAAAAAAGCGGCATTTGCGGGTCATATTCAACAGGTATCGACCGCCGATATTGCTCGGCCTCGTAGTAAATAATGAATCTGTCAGCCTCGTTACCATGAATAGGATGGTCAGGCCCGAGCATGAAATACCCGTCAAATGTCCGGCCTAGCCAGTAGTCTGTGAAACCTGCACGCTGAAACAAAACCCAGCCGCCGGGTTTATATTTTGGTAGCGCCTGGCCCTGGCGCACGGTCTGAAATCTCTGCTCTTGATTACCACCCATGCTCTAACGCCTCGCGTCGCTCGTTGTTCAACCCCACAACGGGCTAAAACAAGTTTTAGCCCGCTGTGGCGTTATCATTAACTGCACCGATGCTCGCCCTCCCTCACATCTCTTTCCCAGAAATCCGCAATCAGCGCCGTTCGTAATTTTTTCTTGTTATCCAACGTGATGTATTCCATTCATTCGGCTCTGTAAAAAATACTCTCTTCGCGTTCATCATTTTCATTGTGTGTAAGGTCAGCGATTAAACTTAGGGCCAATTTAAGATCTGACGGCTTGCAGTTTGCAATAAGTGAAATTTCTGCAATAAATTGCACGCACGCCATCTGATGCTGCAAACGACTAACATCCTCTACAACCATGAAATCCCTCCCAGCAAGGATACTGTATAAACATACAGTAACACGTAATTGCAAAAAGAGAAAAGGGGGATTTACGGATGAAAATGCATTTTTTGATATGGCTGTTTTGTGTGACTTATTAGCCACCTACGGAAAATATGAAGTTTGTCTTACTGACTGAGTGGAAATTGGTCGTCTGATAAAAAGGGGAATTTTGCCCGCTAAAGCGCGGGCGCGTGACATGTCACATAATGAGTTTTACCTCATGCCATCCGTTTGTAGCCCAGCATTTAGAATCGCCCTGGCATGGGCACGACGCAACCGGGAGGCTGTCGCCGCATTTCCTGCATTTCCGGGTGCTTATCGATTTAATGCGCCCACGTGTGCGGGCGTCATCCTGCCGGATCAGCATGGCAATATATTCGCCGGTGTCGTAGGGTTCCTTACCGGGTCGGCGCGCGGCGCAGTTTCGCGCCAGCATTTCCCTTTCTTGCTCATCCAACACCACTTCAATTTTCTGCTCACCGGCGGCTGTTTGCCGGGCACGTTGCGCGGCTTTGCGCTGTGCTGATGTTTTCGCCATTGGAAACCTCGCTATGTAATCAGGATGCAGAGTCAATCTGGTTTAGGGCAACCATGATTGCTAGGCGCTCCGATGCTGGCAGGGCCGCATATTTATCTGCCCAACGCTTTGCTTTGCGCTTAATGCGGCTCCGGTCGTTATAGTCTTTTCCCGCAAACGTATGTGAATAGGCACGGCCAGCAGCAAAATTCATCCAGATTTTCTCTGTTCTTACACCTCCCCTGGTCATGGCCTGAAATTCTCGCGTACGCCAACCGGGCAGCGCGTTGTCATAAACGGACGACGGATATCCTGACACGATGACGCTAACGTTTTCCGGTAACGAAGACAGACACTGCAACAGGCGGTAATGGTCGTTTAATGTGTATTCGTGGCGATACCGTGCGGAGCTGGATCTCGTTGCTGGCAAATAGGGTGGGTCGGAATAAACCAGAACCTGACCCGCACTGGCAAAGTCGAACCCCTGGAGGAAATCGACGGCATCACCAAGATCTATAAACAGGTTTTCGGCCAGGGCATCCAGAAATTCAGGGTTGTCATTGTTGAATGACTCGATAGTTTCCATGTCGATATCGATACCCCAATTTTTCAGGGCGGGCGGTTTACGCAGCATGACAGCACCGCCCCCGAGGTGGGTTTCAATGTATGTATCATGCGGTGGCATTTCCGCGATGATTTTTTGATAAACGCCGCTGGCGGCCTTACTTCCCAGATAGCTCATTATCTTATCTCGCCTGCAGCAATGTCATTTCTGGCAATACTGCAGCATGGTTAAAAATGACGGTACTCGATGAAATGGCCAACACGATCAAAACTGACTGTGTTCGTGTCTGGTACCGCATTGTTACTTCTGGCCATGCGGTACCGAAGTGCCACCTGACTGTGTGTATTTCTTTTCATGTCATATCCTTGTTGGTTGAATAAGCAGATCGCAGCCTTGTCACCAGTGTGTTGACCGTCTCTGCCGTTGGTTGCGGTATTTTTTCTCGCGTTCGATAAAGCGCGCCGTCGCTTCGGGCGCAGTAAAAAACGCCGTTCAGAGCTATGCGCTGGCCCGCCATCAGCAGGCCTATTTCTGTTTCCCCGATATCCCAGCCAATCGACCGGGCAAAATCCCGGATTCGTTCGGCTTGCTCTCCCGGTTGATACCGCGCTGGAATCAGCTTCCGGCGCTCGCGTTTCTGCCGTTCCTCTTCATGAAATTCATTGGAAAGCCGCGCCGCGACTGCTTTTTTCTCTTTCCTGGATAGAGCGGAGTAGTCCACGCTCGAGCTGGCAGCGTCATTTCCGACCATGGACAGGGGAGCGGGTTGTTTTTCAACCGTTCGCGGCTCCCGCGTACAGTTATTGACAGAACTCCGAGGGGCGGCGCTGCCGCCTGGAAGGTCAAAATCAAAACCGGGCGCGTCGTCTGCGGCGCGCTTTGGCACAATTTTGTATTGCGTGGTGCGGGTATGGATAAGGGAAGACTCACCCATAAACGGGCAATAGATGCCGGATATGGTTGTCACATCGTCGCCATACGCGCTGCCGTTTTCGATGACGTCATAGCTCAGGCGAACACGGAGACAATCTCGGGCAACAAGCGGCCCGCCTTGTGCGGTAATGTAGGCGGCCCAGTTTCCCTCGTCGGCGGCGGTATGGGCATCGGTTATTTCGGGATGCAGGACTAACTCACGATCACGAAGACGGCGCAACTCGCGATACACCGTGACGGGTGCTCCACCAATTTGCTGAAACTGGCGTATACCCCAGCGTGATGACCAGGCACTGACACGGCGGGCCATATCTTTCAACGGCTCGCCGGTCTCGTCGTCCGTTTCGTCATCCAGCGCGTAGCCATCAATATTTTTACTGATGTATTTCGCGATATACCCGGTGGCGCTGCCTTGCTCTTCTTCAATTGGTTTATACAGGAAACGATTTTCCTGTGCGCCGGGTTCATGCCCGTCTTCTTTGAGAGCGTATTTGCGGAAGATAGCCCGAACGAGATCCGTATGTTCCGGACGCATGAACAGCAGCAGATGCCAGTGTGGAGTTGCATCGTGGTGAGGCTCTACGACGCGGAAGCCGAAAACACGGATGCCTTTTCTTTTCCAGGCTGCGCGGGTTTTTGACCAGACCTTGCAAAGATAATGCTGGGTGTCACGGGGGGATGCGCCAGTGTATTTATCATTACGGCGTCCGTTGCTTTGCGTGGAGTGATAACGGGAAGGGGCAGTCAGTGTGTAGAAATCCCCAACTAGCCCAGCCTCCTTGGCGAGGTCTTCAAAACCGCGCATTCTAACCATTAGCTCGCTACGGCGAATTGCTGGGTTAGCGATGCTGCCATGTACCTTATCTGCCAATGAGATGCGTTCGCCGGTGTCCTGGTCTTCCAGCTCCATTGCGTTGATGTATTCGCGGTTGGCTTTTTTCTGCGCCTGCCATTCATGGACACAGGGATCACTGGCGTAGGGCGCAGATTTTTTTTGAACATATCCGGTTGCAACCATCAGGTGCTCGCGCCAGCGGGCATGCATACGCCGCAGGCGGTTCAACCACCATGTTGAAGACTGGAGGCGGGCGACGGCGCTTAATGCCGTTTCCGCTTCTAGTGTTTCGTCGCAATATGCGCGCCAGGCTGGGACGCTTGTATTCAGATGTGAGGCCAGAAAACCCATGCGCCCATAACCGGACAGGGTAGAAAAATGCGGGTCTTTTGTCCGGGCCATCTGGAAATCAAACTCGCGCATAAACTCGCTACCCATGATGTCAGCTAGGTTATGCGCCAGTCGTTTCAGTTCTTTTTTCCCTGCCCAGAGTAAGCACCAGAATTGATCGCGCAGGGGCATCAACACCGCAGGGAAAGCCCCCTGCGGTAGATATCGGTCATTTACGCTGTCATAGCGGCTGAGCACGTGGTGTTCGAAAGTTTTTACCAGCCAACTATTTGCGGTGCCCTTTCCTTTGTTGTCGAGTTGCTCCAGCTTCTGGGAGTAATAGCGGCGAATGTAATGCGGCAGCGCCGCCAGTCGGCGGCGTAGATATTTTGCGTTATCCTGCTTCTCATCCTGATCAACCAAATCCTTTAGCGGCAGCCATTTACGGCTACCGTTTGGTGTCAGGTAATGAAAACCATGGGCGCTTTTGACGAACTCAGGCCCGCCAATGGCAGATCGGGGAGCATTCCAGGAATAAGTGAAGTCAGTCATGCTAACTCCAGTGGCATCTGGTAAGGATTGCCTTGTCCTGGCTGCCAAAGTTCACGCTGTGGTGGCGTGACTTTTTCAATCGCCCCCTTTAATACAGCGCAGCGGTTTTCCAATATCACCGCTTTAAGCTCTTCCTCACTCAGCCCGCGTGCGTAATCAGCTTCTCGAATTGCTCGCGTAAGTTCTGGATACTTAACATCAAACTTAGGAACATTACACGCAAGGTTAGTACTATCGGCGCTATCAAGCGGATAGTTTCCCATTACTCGCCCGTCTAGCATCCTTAACCCATGAATCGCGGTTTTAAATGAGTGTCGGCAATAAATAAGTTCAAACGCTTCGGTCATTCGACGATGCCAATGAACTGTCCTAATTACGGCATACTGACCTGATGAACCAAAACAAACGCGGGGCCATTCTCGGCATAGTTCAATAAGTCGATCTAGTGACTCATGTAAATGCCATACGGGTGCTGCTTTATCTCTAAGCTCAGATGGCATCGAGTTGATTAGAGCGTCATTATCTGCCTCGCCCCCCTCGACAACATCGGGAATCACGAAAAAGCTAACTTTAGGATTGTGGTAAAAGTCCCCCAACCAGTTATAAAAATCATTCCAGTCAATTAACAATCCACGCATCCATGCGGAAAAAGCTCCGTTGTCGATACCGACCGTAGCGGCATGTTTTATTGACGCTTCGAGCTGGTCCGGGCGAACAAAAGATACAAATGCACCCGCACCGCTCACCGCTATGCGATGAACGGCCCCAGAGTTACCCCATACTGGCGTCCCGTGGTAGTGATGCACTTTGCCGGAGACCGTCATTAATTCGCCCCAGCAGATATTGACCAGTCGCGACCTTTCGCCAAATCGACACCAGACCAGATTGGGCGTGGGCGAGAAACAGCAATAATTTCGTTTGCGATTTTGCCGCCTCCGGCATCAACATTGATGCTGCGCGGGGCCGTTATGCGGTGAAGGGAAAATGCGCGATAAAGTGACGCCACCAGAGAGGTGTCAGCATTGGATGCTATGACTGGATAGCCTTGTGATGATCGGCGTTCCAGAATGGATGCCAGATGATACTGCTCATCCTCCCCAAAACCGCTAGTGTGATAATTGCTAAACGTTCCGTCATACGGCGGGTCGCAATAAACCACATCACCATGTTTCAGCATTGCCAGCGTTTCGTCGAAACTCGCGCAGATAAAAGTTGCGCGTTTTGCTTTTTCGGCAAATTCGCGAATTTCGGCTTCTGGGAAATAGGGGCCTTTATAATTGCCAAAAGGCACATTAAATCCCCCGGATTTATTGTATCGGCAAAGCCCACGATAACTATGGCGGTTCAGATAGAGGAAATAGACAGCCCGGTGTAGGCAATCCAGATCGTTGTCATAATTGAATGCTTCGCGGACTCGGTAATAGCTTTCTGCAAGGCTATGGCTACCGAACATGACTCGGGCCAGCTCGATGAATTTATCTGTGTCACTGCTGATGACACGGTACATGTTGATCAGATCGGGATTGATATCCGCAATGAGGTACGCCGGATAATCAGTCGCCATCATCACGGCACATGAACCCGCGAATGGCTCTACCAAGCGCAATCCAGCGGCGGGCAGGTGTTCTAGCAACTCATGCATAATGGCGGTCTTGTTGCCCGCCCATTTTAGAATGGTGCTCATAATCCACCTCGGTAGTGTTTGTTTTTCAGCTCGCTGATGGTCTGGCAGGTCACGCAGCACTCAACGCCGGGGACGGCAATACGGCGTGCTTCTGGGATGGGGGCGCCGCAGGCAACACAGAAGAAAAGAGAAACCGCAGCTTGTTTGCTGCGGGCGTTGCTGATGTGGCGATCGCGTTCTTCCTGCTCTCGCTGTTGGATGAGATCCATTGCGTCGGCCATCAGTGGATCTCCGCAGCTTCGTTGCGGTATTTTTCCGCTTCCTGCCGCAACAATTCGGCGGCTTCGCGGTGGCCCATTTCGCCGGAAACGATGTGAGCGGCGAGCACCTCCAGACGCGATGCGGTTACATCCGCGCGCCCCCGACGCTCTTCGAGACGGGCCGCCCGAAGTAACGCGGGGGTAATTCCGGCATCATCCGGGCCTATTTTGGTGCTGCGGGTTTCAATATTTTTCATAAAGCGAACTCCAGATTTAGGGCAAAAAAATCCCCGGCGGGTTTACGCCATGATTTTTTTTGCGGGTTAATTACTCAGGTAATTTGGTGTCGTACTCTGAAATCCAACGCGGGAGAATTTGCCCCCATCGTGCAATTTCATTCATTGATTTGATGATTAGCAGCCTGCGCGCCTCATCAAAATATTCAAACGGCTTCCCTATTTCCTTCGCCTGAAAAGTGCCTGGCGCATTACGGTTAGCCAGCGTTAAAACGACAAATTTAAAATCGGCTGACATGCGGTTGAAATAACGCAGCGCCTTATTACTCGTTGCTGCCTGATACCAATGATAATGCTGAAAAAACTCCTCTCCGGACATTTGGGGCGGTGCAACGTCAGCATTATTAAGCGAACTCACGTTAGTAGTACTGTTGCTCATAACGCCTCCAGAAGAACTTCAATACTCGGGCCGCGAACGGCTTACGGGTTTTTGAGTGCAATTCACTTAGCAATACAGACTGGTCACGGCTGGGATGCCACCGCTTGCCATCCTTACCCATGATCCAGCCATTGCCGTAGTCCATTGATGGTGACTGGCGAACCAGCCGGGATGCGAAACTCGGGCCTGTATCCATAGAGTCAGCCTCAAAGCAGACCAAACGACGCGCCGAGGCCCGTCACGGTATCAATGGCATTTGCCATCGCCGGGTTTGTTTTCAGCCGGGCATCAACTGCCATGGCAGCCAGCGCAAGGCAGCGCATCCCCGAATTGGCGCTATCAACGAGTGAGCGGCGGGATAGCAACGTCATACGTGGATTAGCAACCGTATTGGCCGCTATCTGCCCAATATGGGCCGTTGCCTGCATCACATAGGTTGAAAGCTTGTCCTTTGTCAGTTCGTTAATGGGCGTACAGGGGAGGCAATGCATCTGGGCCAGGAAGCCGTCGACCAGCGTCGGGTCTTCGGTCAGGTCGGTCAGGAGCCAAATATCTTCAACGTACAGGTGGTGCGGCTGTTCCGGGTTCAGCTTGTTGCGCAGGGTCTGCTCGTTCATTCCTGCGCGGCGCGCCAGATCAGCCAGGTTATGGCGTAAAGCAAAAGCCCGACAGGCTTCGGCGTAGTGCGGCTGTATGGAAACTTGAAAATCAAACATGTTGGTTTCCCTTTCAACTTGCATAATCAAGATGGTCAAACGGCGACGTACTTGCAATTAATACCCTGCTGGAGCAGACGGGCGCGAAAAGCAACCATGTTGATACGAGCTGCACCACCGTCTTTTTTACGAGGCATTAGGAGCAAGTCTCCATCGGCAACCATTTGTTTTACAGTCCGAATGCTGTAGCCGTAGCGTTCAGAAAATTCGTCATAAGTCATGAGGTCCGCGCCGGACGGGATTGCAATTTGTGGGGGCATAAGTGATCATCCTCGATTGATTGTCATTACTGTGCATTGGCGTGCATTTTTCAGGTTCAAGCAAAATCTAATCTTATTTATTTAAGGTGTCAAATCGGATTTTTGCGATAACTCGGATTTTTAAGATGAAGCTAGACGAACTACAGGGTGGAAAAGCTGTGTTACAGCGCATGCTGGACGCTTATGGTTTCACTATGCAAAAGCAGCTTGGTGATATGCACGAACTGTCATCCGGGACGATCAGCACATGGATAAGACGAGATTATTTTCCTGGGGATGTGGTGGTTGCTTGTGCTCTGGATACAGGAGTGTCACTGCGCTGGTTGGCGACAGGAAAGGGGAGTAAGTACGATACAGACCACACTCAAGGTAAAATGAAGACGTTAGCTCGCTTCGATATCCAAGCCGGCCACTTGATAGAAAATGACAAATGGATTGTTGATGCTTCGCTTCTTTCAGATGCGGTAACAAGTCCTAAATATATTTGTAAGGGACAGAATTCCTGGATTGTCGATTTTGACTCGACTGATATTTCTAACGGCCGTTGGCTTCTAAGTATCGATGGTGATCACGACATTTACGACGTTGCTAGAATCCCGGGTAACAAAATTAAAGTAAGCAACTCGGATACTGATTTTCAGTGCGCAGTTTCAGAGGTTGAGTGTATTGGTCTGGTGTACCTCACCTTGAGCAAAACAAGCTAAAAGAATTATGGCGATAAAAAAACTAGTATCTGGTGAATGGCTTTGCGATTTCCGCGTCGACGGGGCTGCCAGTCGTCGTGTTCGAAAAAAGTTTTCAACCAAAGGTGAAGCGGTTGCTTATGAACATTATTATCGCGAAGAGGCGCAAAATAAGCCGTGGATGGGAGAGAAAGAAGACCGTCGACGTCTGAGCGAACTGATTGAACTGTGGCATAACCTTCACGGTCAGTCACTCGCGGCTAGTAAATCACGATTAGCTAAACTGCATATTGTTTGCCGTGGTCTGGGGGATCCGATAGCGAGTCAGCTTACCGCAAAAGATTTTGCTCACTATCGAGATAAACGCCTCAAAGGCGAAATCGACAATGGGTATCACGCGAATCCTGAAAAATGGATTGCTAAACCTGTCACCGTGAATCGGGAGCAACAGTACCTTGAAGCAGTGTTCAATGAGCTAAAGCGGTTGGGCGAATGGAATCTTCCAAATCCTCTTGAGGGTGTGAGAATTTTCAAAGAAGCCGAAAAAGAAATGTCCTGGCTTACTGACTCTCAAATTCGTGAAGTACTTGAGGCTTGTGAGTCCTACGGGAAAATTTACTTAACCCGGATCGTCAAAGTGTGCCTCGCGACCGGTGCTAGATGGAGTGAGGCCGAACGCCTAACGCGTTCACAGCTTTCACCTCACAAGATTACATTTACAAAAACGAAGGGGAAGAAGAACCGCACTGTTCCGATTCCTCGTTGGTTGTTTGACGAGCTAGCTCCTTTGCAGGGAAAAATGTTCCATCCTTGCTATCAGGAGTTCAAGAAAATGCTTGCTCTAACTGATATACGGTTAGCCGAAGGCCAAAAAACTCATGTTTTACGGCACACATTTGCGAGTCATTTTATGATGAATGGTGGAAATATCTTGGTGCTTCAACGGATTTTAGGCCATGCCAATATCCGTGAAACCATGCGATATGCGCATTTTGCACATGACCATCTTGAAGACGCTGTGGAGTTAAATCCATTGGTAATGATATATAAATAGGAAGTGTGTGATTTCAACTTCTTGATATGCGGGAGATATATGAAATTTAAAATTGGAACCCCTGAACGCAGTAATAGTGCCTATTTTTGCCTAACTCCAAATATAAGGTGGAATGACTTTTCATTCGTGACAACGTTTTACCTTACCTTCTGTAATTCTACTGATTTTAGTGAAATAGGGGAGGTCAAGATAGGGTTTAAAAAACAAGAGGTAAAACAACGTACTATCGATTATTTATCAGATGAATTTGAATGTCTTTCGGATGACTTTTTCTCTTTAGGACAGTCGCCTGAGTATTATCAGCATCTAAATAGTTTAAGTAATGATGTTAAAGTTCATGTATTATCGTCTTTACGTGATATTGCTTATGATGAAAATATATTTGAGGAGTCAATATCCGAAAAGGTTCTTATTGATTCTTTGACGCGATATGTAAGTGAATCGACTATCAAAAGTCAGTTTAAAGATATAATATCAACTGGTGTTGCACTTAAAAAGTTTGGGTTTGTGCTGCATTTAGATGAAGATAATGAAATCTATTTTTCTGTTATTCCAAACTCAAAACCCCCCAGTAATATACATGTTGTGATCGGACGTAATGGGGTTGGTAAAAGTCATTTATTGAGAAGAATTGTCAATCATATCGATAAAGCTGATGGTATAGTTACAAAACCAAATGGAGATGATATTCGAGCATATGATTTTGGGCAATTGCTATATTTTTCTTTAAGTATATTTGATAAGCCATTTGAATATGTGAAATTTAATGATTCAAAAATAAAGAAAGATAGGACTAAGAAAAAATATATCGGGTTGTATAATACTGAAACACGTAAACCAAAAGATATAGGTGAAGATCTTGCAAAAGAATTTGCTATCTCATTAAACGGATGTTTGTTAGGTTCCGGAGTTAGAAGAAAATCTTGGCTTAAGGTTATGGAGCATCTTCAGTTAGATGTGAACTTTAAAGAGTTAAGCTTGAATGAGCTTGTGGAAATTAAGGATGAAGAAACGCTAATAGAACTCGCAACTGCTTTATTCAAGACATTAAGCTCTGGACATGCTGCGGTATTATACTATTTAACTCATGTCGTCGAGTTGGTAGAAAATAGAACAATATGCCTTTTTGATGAACCTGAAAACCATTTGCATCCACCGCTATTGTCTGCATTCATACGAACACTATCAACATTGTTAGCTGATAATAATGGTATGGCTATAATGGCAACGCATTCTCCAGTTGTTCTTCAGGAGGTACCAAGATTATGTAGTTGGAAGTTACATCATGTCAATAATGAGAGAGTTAATGTTCGTCACCCGAATATCGAAACATTTGGTGAAAGCGTTGGGGAAATTACTGCTGAGGTTTTCAGCCTTGATTTGCGCAAAACAGGGTTTTACGAACTTCTTGAGAAGGATTCATTAGCTGCTGGCAACGTTAACCATGTTCTTTCAATGTATGAGAATCAAGTCGGATTGGAAGGTAGAGCAGTTATTTATGCGACGATTAAAGGATGA